CAATCCCACCACGATGCAGCTCAAGGCCGACAGCACAGGGATACAGGGATTCATTCAACGAGTACCGGGGGCGCAGCAGTACGAGAGACTATTCCCACGGAAGGATGTAGTCTACTTCCGGGAGTACCATCCCTCGAACGACTTAGGGGGACTCTCTAAACTATCAGTCGCGATGGCGGCTGCAAGTGCAGGGATTAACACCGCCGAGTACACCGCCGCGTTCTTCAAGAACTACGCTGTTCCCCCCTTGGTCTTTTCAACCGATCAGAACCTTGATGAGTCTACGCTAGATAAGCTAGTAGATTGGTGGAGGCGTAGATTCTCAGGGAAGACTCAACAGCACAAAGCAGGCTTCACCACCCACGGGATGAAGCCGAACATCATCGGGTATCCCACGAAAGACCTTGCTTTGGGTGAGCTGCTGAACGAAGTCCGTAGGGATATCTGCGCGGTCTTCCGAGTCCCTCCCGCGCTCGCGGGCGCGTGGGAGGCAGCGAACTACGCTACTGCTAAGGAGCAGATGCGATTTCTTCAGACGGGGACCATGAAGCCCCGATGTGAATACTTTTCCGGGGTTCTCGAAACAGAGCTATTCCGCGAGTTCGAGTTGGGTCTTAGGATGCGCTGGAGATTTGATAAATTGGATGTGATGGCAGAGGACAAACTATCTGAGGCCCAACGACATGCGATCCTGGTCAACGCGGATATTGAGGATCCCAAGGCCGCGGCAGAAGAGTTGGGAGTGGAACCCGCAAAGGAACAGAAGCCGCGGGAGTTCCCTGTCTTTGCTCAACAGCCAAGAGGGAATGGCAGAGGGGACATGGCCCAGGAGGAGATGAGACAATGGGAACGGTTTGCACATAACCGACTGAAGCGTGGGCAGGAAATGAGGACGTTCAAAACGGAGTATATTCCTGCTACACTGAAGAAGTCAATTGAGGGTCAACTTGAGGCAGCGAAAACTATTCAGGACGTGACCGAGATCATGCGAGCGGCAGAGGCTTGGAGAGGATACCCATGAAGAAACTGATCGCCGTGATCTTTATTCTTATTGCAATCGCATTCATCGGATTCCCAGCCCAGGCCGATCAACCAATCACCGAATTCGCGCCAGGCCAGATTTTAATCAAAACTGGCCGAGGTCCGATTCTCGGATGGGAAGTCCGTGAAGTTCCAATCGGACACGAGAAAGCAGAAGTCTCTCGGCTCAGAGGATTGGGAGAAGATGCTGAGATCAACGGCCTATGGTCGATTGTAGAGACTATCCCGAATGACACCTTTTGGTTTGCACAGTATGGGCCGAAACGCATCAAAGCTCCGCAAGCGTGGGATCTCTCAACTGGAGACCCATCGGTCGTCATCTCCATCATCGATACGGGCATCCGATGTACCCATGAAGATCTTATTGGCAAGTGTGTAAGCGGATATGATTTCGTTAACAATGACACCGATCCAGAAGACGATCACATGCATGGGACTCATGTAGCCGGGATCGCAGCCGCGGTGAGTAATAATGGAATGGGCGTGGCCGGGATTTGTTGGCTTTGTAAGCTCCAGCCTATCAAGGTACTCGCGCAGAATGGTTTTGGCACATGGGAGGACGTCGCACTGGGGATTCTATGGGCGACCGATAATGGGGCTGACGTGATCAATATGAGTCTAGGCGGAGGTAACTTTTCTCAAGTTGTCCAAGATGCAGTTATCTATGCCTACAGCCAAGGCGTTCTTCTATTCGCCGCAGCAGGAAACTCTGGGAGCGAGGGCGTACAGTATCCCGCACGATATGATCAGGTGATTGCGGTGGCCGCGACCGATCAGAATGACATTCGGGCAGGATTCAGCACTACGGGTCCCGAGGTGGAACTAGCAGCTCCGGGTGTTAACATTCAATCGATATGGTATCTGAATACTCCTCCGTATGGAGGTATCAGTGGAACTTCGATGGCTACACCGCATGCTGCTGGGACCGGTGCTCTACTCTTAAGTCTTCGACCCGAATTGACCAATCTCCAAGTACGAGAAACCCTACAACTCACGGCAGTTGATAAGGGCGATGTTGGCCGAGACTATCTCTATGGCTTCGGCTTGGTCGATGCCTATGCAGCACTGACGTTCGGAGAAGAATTCCCGACACCGACCGAAACCCCAACTCCTACAGATACGCCTGTTCCTACTCTCACTTCTACGCCCGATGAAGGGACGGCTTTGTGTGGAAAGTACACAGGTGGGTTCTTCATGGTCCCAGCAGGCTCACCCTATTATCTGACCTGCAATGTAGATATGAAGGGTGGACTCACCGCAAATCGAGTTGAAATTGAACTGCGAGGATTTTCACTCAGTTCGACAGGGATGTTTTTCCATGATGTTAGGATGACACCGTAAAATGGCCCACCCTGCTAAAGAAGCACGCGATAGAGCACAGATTGTGTGGCCTGGGGCCGCAGTGTTCGAACGCCGCCGCAACTCCATCAAGCATCAGCATCCCACCGAACCTAACAAGTTCATGCTTGATCTTGGAATTGGTCCGATGCACTTCGGGGTAGACCAGGAGATCGACACCGCCTGGCAACCTGGAATCGCTCCCTGGGACTTCCAGATGACCCAAGCTGGATATAACGCCTTCGCGCTCTCTAACTTCTCCTCCGGGCAGATCGTCAAGTACGTCCACCCCGGCAGCGGGGAATCGATCGCCTTCCAGCCTCAGCAGCTCCAATACACCAATGACCTAAACCAGATCCAGGCGATCGCCAATCCGCAGTCTGTGGGCGCGGTCGTCCAGGATGATGTCCTGTTCTGGCAGGGGGCTTTCGGAGCGGGGATGGACATCCGCTGGCAGGCGCAGACCGCCCGTTTGGATAAGCGTCTGGTCGTGGATCAGGCCTCGCGCTTTCCCGCACCTGAGCAGTTCATCATCGACGGCGGCAATCCGGTGCTGCGGCTGCAGTTCATCTTTGCGGTGTCGAACGGGTTGGACATCTTCGTGAATGGCGTCCTATGGACCCGCCAGCCCAACAGCATAAGGGATACGCAGACCTATGTGGAGTTCCGGCTGCAGGGGACGGGCGAGGTTCTGTGGAGCTTCAACCTGCCTCGATCCATCGCTGCGCCGGTTGAGGACCAGGACCCGGATGAATTGCTGGGGATCTTCAGGCTGCGCAGGACAGGGCCCAACCTGTTTATCGAGCACCGAATTCCCATTGCATGGCTGCAGGCCGCGGATTACCCCATCGAGATCGACACGACGATTGACGAGCAGGTTGGGGCCAGTAGCGACGATGCGTATCAAAACGCAACTGACGCCGTATCGCTAACAACAGCTCAACCCAATCCGGATGGGACCGCCGAACACGTCGGCATGCGATGGACAACGGTTGCGATTCCCGCTTCCGCAACAATAGATGCGGCAGCATTGAGGCTCTATGTTGTATCGGCTACGCTTGATGAGCCACAACACCAGTTGCGTGGAGAACTGAGCGCCGATCCAGGAACGTTCACAACGGGCACAGATAACATTGATAGTCGGAGCCGCACAACGGCTGTTGTGCAATGGAATAGCACAAACCTGGGCGCAGGAACGGACGAGCTTTGGGAATGGGGAGCATCAACGGCTGGCATAGGTAATGGGGCCAATCTCTCATCCATCATTACAGAACTCATAGGTCAAGTAGGATGGGCGAGCAATAACGCAATGGTTATGATCTTCGAGCAGCATACTCTCTCTGCTACTCGTGATCTCGGAAGTGATGCTTATGACTACAATACTAGTCTAGCACCCGCGCTCCACATCGAATACACCGCGGGGGGTGTTATTCTTCCGTGGGCACAACAACTATATAGTCATCGGAGACGCGTGAATTGAACTTCCTAAAGCAATCTACAGTAGCAACTGTCATGCTGGGACCCTTCATCAGTTCCGCGAATGGTAGCTCAGCTTCTACAGGTCTAACGATTTCTCAGGCTGATGTTCGTCTTTCCAAGAATGGAGCTAATTTCGCCCAGAAAAGCTCTGGCACGGCAGCTACTCACAATGAGGCAGGATGGTATTCTGTTCCTTTGAATGGGACGGATGCGAATACAGTAGGTGCTTTGATAGTTGCTGTGCATGAAGCAGGGGCGCTTCCTGTCTGGAGAGAATTTCAGATTGTCGAAGAGGATATCTTTGAAGCACTCTTAGCCTCTAGTGCGGCTGCATTCAATTCCAGCGATCAGGTTACTGTAGGTTCAATCGCTGCGAACGCGATCACAGCTACTTCTATTGCCTCCTTCGCACTGACCGCTGTAAAGATTGGCACGGACGCAATTACTTCAGACAAAATCGCCGCTAATGCGATTGGGGCTTCTGAACTCGCGGCCGACGCAATAACGGAAATACGATCACTGGCAACGGGTACTTCGGACTCTGGAGGGGCCGGCGAAATCGTAGATGCTGAGAGAACTGAGGCCGACGATGTGTGGACAGGTGCATGGATATTGTTTACTTCCGGTGCGTTTGCTAACAAAGCCCGGATCATCACGGATTTCGATGCAGCAGCGGATCGGATAACTTTCTCGCCCTCTGTGGGTGCCAGCGTCGGATCCGGGATTACCTATGAGATTCTTCCCAACGCTGGCGTCGATGTGCAGAGTTTGAGAGGCGCAAACTCTGGACTGGATCAACCAGGGTTTCTTATTAACGGGCGCGTTGATGCCGATGTGACCAATTCGCTGGCAACCGATACCTATGCCGAACCGGGGCAAGAGGCCCCGGGCGCTACTGTGTCTCTGGCAACGAAGATCGGCTATCTCTATAAGTTCCTGAGGAACAAGATCACTCAAACCTCGACTACACTTTCGGTATTCGCTGACGATGCCTCGACCGTGGATCAGAAGGCGACCGTGAGCGATGATGCCACCACTTACACGCGCGGCGAGATTGGGACGGGTCCATAATGGCTGACCTGGATACGACCAGCAAACGCCGGTCCTCGGTGCAGATCATGGAGTCCTACAATCTGGCTCCTCCCGCTCCCGATGGAACGATCTCGCAGCTCGATCGCCAGCACATCGCTTGGACATACTCAGGCATCTCGGCCCTGGCCGCTGCGGGGGGCCAGCCCTTCATGAAACGAACTCAAGGCATCCCGACCGGACCGGGATCGCGAGACCGTCCAGGGAGATGGAACTGATGCCAATTACAAAGGAACTCAAAATCGGGCAGGTCTACCTCATCCATCACAAGCGAAAAGGGACATTCATTGCCCAGCTTGTTGGGATTGAAGATGCCCCTCCTGGTGATGAAACGGATGATATATTTCTTAAGGTCAAGTATGATGTTCGAAGGGGAACCCCTCAAGCAAATCTGGCGATCAGTCCTAAGGATCGAGTGCGGGTAAGTGGTTTACGGCCCTCCCTCGTAACGAGTATGGAACCAACCGAGGAGCAAAACTGGTTAAGGGAGGTCAAAGTGCCTGAAGAAATACAATCCAAGCCTAACAAGAATCTCAGGACTAAGCTACGAGACTTATTCGGAAAGGAAGATGAGTAAATGGCAGACTGGCCCGTAAAAAAGAATGCGGCATTCACCGTCACCTTCCCGATCTATGACAATGATGGGGACTTGGTGAGTTCTGCCGCGGCTTTGGATTCAGAAGTGGACAAGGATGCCGGTGGTTTTATCGATGCCACAAACGAGGCGACCGAAGTAGGAGCGAGTGGTATCTATAAGTTGCTCCTGACTTCCACGGAAGCGAACGCCGACATCGTAACCACGATCACCAAGACCACGACCACCGATGCCAAGACTGCGGTTAATGTCATGTACACCGCAACCCGGCAGTTGGTGGATTTGGCCTTCCCGACAACTACGGGTCGATCCATCGATGTAACAGCAGGTGGCGAAGTAGGATTGGATCTCGACAATACCTCGGGTGCTTTAGGGACGACAAGCTATGATGCGTTCTTCTTGACTGCCGGTCTGTTAGCTACGGACGCGATCACGGCAGCCAAGATCGCCGCGGATGCTATCGGAGCTTCGGAGCTTGCGAACGGAGCCATCGATGCGGCGACTTTTGCAGCGGGAGCTATTGATGCAACTGCGATAGCTAATGCAGCCATCGATGCGGCTACCTTTGCGGCTGGAGCGATTGACGCTTCAGCTATCGCCTCTTTTGCTATCACGGCAGCGAAGATCGGAACGGACGCGATTACCTCAGATAAGATCGCAGCCAATGCCATCGGAGCCTCCGAGATCGCAGATGGAGCGATTGATGCTGGAGCGATTGCGGCTGACGCCATCACCTCAGCCAAGATCGCAGACTT